GTTTACTAAGCAACATATGGCAAATATCATTGATACACAACAGGCTGAGATAGTAAACAGTGTATCAACTAATGCCTTTAACTTTGCTACCCCTGAAGCAACTATTGAGTTATTAGATAATGCAGTTAAGGATAAAATTGTTGATAGAGACTCTCTTATCAAGATGCTACTGGATACTCAGGATAATAGGACAGCAGAGATAGGGGCTGGTGATGATAATGGTGTCATGGCTTGGCTCAAAAAAGAAGGTGCTTTAAATGATGCTAAAAACTCTGACAAGGTTGCTTCTATTGTTAAGAAAGACTTAGTTCATAGAGTAGCAATAGAAAAGAAAACTTTCCTTGAGTCTATCATTAACCAAGATGTATCTAATAATGTATTGATGAATACAACTGAGTCTAGTACTATTAATACTTCAGATGGTAAATCACATACATTTACTATGAAAGATAAAACAGCAGCATTTGAAGAAATGTATGGCTCTCTCAGTCCAGATGAAAAGCTAGCAAGATGGTATGGCCCACGTGGTATTGTACCAGCCTACTCAAAAGGTATTGTTGCTAGTGGCTCTCGCTTCTTTACATCAGCACCTGCTAGTACTCAAGATATGCTTATTGCTCAAGAGTCTATTAATGAAATCCAAAAGTTAGTAGCAGCAGGTATACCTTTAGATAAAGTACTTCCATCCGAAGAAGCTAGAAAACGATACGAAATCGTTAAGTTTTATACACAGGATGTTGATAAATTTCCTATGACAACGCTTACGGATGCTCAAGGTAATGTAATATTACAAGCAGCAGACGATGAGATGGGTGAAGGTGCGCCTGTTCAAGTTAAAGATATTACTTCAGCTTTACTTGCAGGTTCTAGTGCTAGGCTTGATCTGACAGTTTCAGCTAATCAATTAACAACTGCTATTCAATCAGAGATTAGTGAGATTAGTCCTACTTACACTGACCTAGCTGAAACATATAATCCTCTTCCAATTATAGCAGACATTAAAAAACACGCTACTATCTTAATCCAAGGTGGTATTCCTGTACAAGAAGCAGTAGAATTTGCAACACAGGAATATGCTAAAGATAATCCAATTATTGAGGATGGTCTTGGTAATAAGACTACCATACGTATCTATAATACAGATGTATCTAAAGTACCTAACGCTGTACAAAACCTACAAGACTTAGGTACAGAGCTTGCACAATTAAAAGAATTTAAAGATATCTTTGAAAGTGCTACAGGTGGTTTAAGTGATTTTGGTATTAGATGGAGTAACAATAAAGATAATTCAGCACTGTTAGATATTCAAATTGTTAGTAAAGATGGTGGTCCTGTATATAATCTAGGGTCTGTTGGAGCAGTAGATGCTATGAACAATACAGATAAGATTAAAAAACTAGCTGCTAAAAGATTACTAGAAGGTAAGTTTGGTGCTAACTCTGCTACAATTAGAGATGATATTACTCAGGATGATATTGACAATATGGTAAAAGCGCAACAAGACTTGTTTGGTAGCTGACATTAAAAAGGAATATGTAAATGGCAGAAAGTAGTCAAGAACTCCTTAAAGGCTTGGGGTTTGAAACAGACCCTATGAAAGCCCAACCTGCTCAGTTAGTAGGTGAGGGAGAATTAGCTAGGGCTAAAGAAAGAGAAGTCACTGAAGAAAGAGGTTTCTTTGAAAGTATCCCTGAAGCTATACAACAAAGTTCTGTCATTGCTTCTGGATTAGAAAGTCTAAACAAAACTACTAATCCTATTCCTTCTGAACAGGGTGTATCAGAACTTTCAGATGAATGGTTACAGGTTCATGTAAATCCTATACAGAATAAAGCTGCTTATGAAGAGATTATCACAACAGCAGGTGAGCATGGTCTACCTAGAGCAGAGGCTCTAAGTAAAAAATACTTAGTAGAACAGGAAAGACTTGCAGAGTTAAACAAGGCTGGCTGGAAGGGCGTAACTGCTCAAGTACTGGTTGAATTAACAGAAGAGGTAGCAGCAGTTGCAGCTACATCTTACGCTGTGTCCACTATTACTGGCCCTCTTGCCCCTGCTACTGGTACTGCTTTAACAGTAGCTGGTGCTGCTAGTAAGGCTGCGAAAGCTTATAACAAAGTAAGAGCCTTTCGGACAGGAGCCATGATTGGTTCTGTTGAGGCAGGAGCTTTTGAGTACTTGCGTAGTCTCAATCGTTATGATTATACTGGTCAAGACGTAATGATGGCTATGGGCTTTGGAGCAGCGGCTGGTGGCGGCATGAACGCAGCTACTGCTGCCTTTAGAAAAAGAGGTAAGGCTGCTCAGATTTCTGCTAAAGTAGCTAACAATGAGAAGCTAACCACTGCTGAGGAAGGATTCTATAAAGTCTTTAACAATGACTCAACTACTTTACGTATGATAAAAAAAGAGTTAGACTCTTCTACTTCACTAAATGAGTTGGAATCAATAGTCCCTCAGAAACCACTAGCTGAGAAACTAAAAACAGGTGAGGATTTTGTACCTGAGATAGCAGGACAAAACATAGTTACCAAAGTAACAGGCTTAGACTTTTTACGTAAAATGATCTCTACAGGTTTTAGGGATGGAGTTTCTAAACTTGACACAGTACGTAGTACTAGTGCTGCTCTTGTTATGAATAGTAGTGGCTTTAAGATTGGACCTGATGGTAAGCGTGTAGCTACAAAAACTTCTGCCTCTGAGCATCAAGAGATTATCTCTGCTCAGTTTAGAAGTCCATACATGGTACAATTTTACAATAGTGCTACATCGTGGAAGAAGCGTACAGGTGGTAACTTAGCAGACTTTCAAGTATTAGTCTCTAGGGCTGCACGTGGTATTGATGAATTAGTTGATCCAGACGTTAAAGCTTTAGCAGACTTAGTAGTAAAGCAGCAAGATCAATTAGCTAGAATGGCTATCAAGGATGATGCAGCAGGTTTTACATCTGAAATACTAGGCAAACATACACATTACTTACCTCGTATCTTTAATGATAGAAAAGTTACTAGTATTAGAACTCGCTTTGGTGCAGGTACAGAAGATGTAGTAACTAAATTGGTTGAGGCTGCTATCCGTAAAGCACAGCCTAACATTGAAGCAAATGTAAGGAAAGCTCTAACTGCAAAGGGCAGGAAGAAGGTAACGGATGCTCAGGTTAAAGATCAAGTCTCTCGCTACGCTAGAGGATATGCACAGTCTGTTATAAACCCTAAGGGGTATAAAGGCGGCGCATCTGAGATGAACCTAGAGGACTTAAGAAAAGCCATGGGTAAGGAAGGTGCAGGTATTGATGAAGATGTCATTGATGATTTGATTGAAACTTTCTCCGCTAAAGCAAGAGTAAAAGGCCACAAACGTACACGCCCTCGCATGTTACTGGATGAGGGTACTACTATTAAAGTAAAGAACGAAACCACAGGTGAATTAGAAGACTTAAGTTTTAATGATCTTTTGGAAGAAGACATAACACAGCTACATAATAATTACATCTTTCAATTAGGTGGAGCTATTGGTCTTGCTCGTTCTGGTATTGATACTAACGTAGCTGGTTCTAGTTTTGAAGCTGTTAAAAAAGCTATTAAAGACGAAGGCGTTGCTAAAGGCTTAAGTGATTCTGAAATTGAAGATTCATTGATGGGTGTGGAGTTTGCTTATGATGGTATTACTGGTAGACTAGGCCACAGAGGAGATGTAAGAAAAGGTACTGCTGACTTTAACATGGCTATGAGAGCTTTTAGTTTCTCTGTTAGCATGGGTATGTCAGGCATGTCGGCTCTTATGGAATTATCTAATGCCTTGTTTGAAACTAGTACTATGGTCATGCTAAAAAGTATGCCATCCTACAGAAAGCTTATGACAGATGCTGCCAATGGTAAACTATCTGACAACGTAGTTCAAGAACTTGTTGAAGGTTTAGGCTTAGGTAATGAAGTAGCCATGGGTAGGTTTAATAACTTTAACCGTTTTGAAAACTCTAATCTTGAGGGTGTTATTGCACCAGAAGCTTCAGGCTTTGGTAAGTTTGCCGGAGAAGCTCAACAAAAAGTAGCTTACTGGTCTGGTTTACAAGGTGTAACACAAACTCTACGTAGATTGTCCATGCTTCAGTATACTAACGCATGGGGTACTGCTATTAAAAAAGGTAAGATGCCCTTCCATCCTGCTAAATTAGAGCAACTTGGTCTAGATGAGAATAAGATCAAAGCTTTAATGAAAGATATGGAAACACATTCTATTATTACTAACGATGGACGAGTAACTAAGCTTAACTTAGACGCATGGAGTGATGAAGGCAGAGAAGCTTTTCAGGCTTCTGGTTTCAAAGAAGCAAGACAGAGTGTTCAGGAAATGAACATAGGCTCAAGCAATCCACTACTACGGAGTGAATTAGGAAAAACTTACTTTCAGTTCCTTAGTTTTCCTTTAGCTTCTATGGAGCAACAAGCAGCACGTTTAGCTGTTAGAGGTGCTAGAGGTGATACAACTGTAGCTAAAATTATGACAGCAGCAGCTTTACAAGGGAGCTTACTTTACACAGCAAGAGTGTATCTTAATGCAGAGGGACGTAGTGATAGAGAAAAGTATATTAAAGATAACTTATCACTAGAAAGAAGAATAGCAGGATCATTAAGTCAGATTGGAGCTTTTGCTTTATTTGGTACTATATATTCAGTAGCTACAAGTGTAGGACAAGGCCAGAATAATTCTTCTATGATGACACCTGCTGTTGTAGGTATAGGAGAAGCAGCCGGACAAACACTGTGGAACGCTGGGGAATATGTATTTCAAGGTAAGGATTGGACTGAGAATGATTGGCGTAAGTTCTTGCGTCTTGCTCCACTTCAATCTCTTTATGGCTTTAGACAGCTTCTAAACCACACAGCCAATGAACTAGGTAATTAAGGAAAACAAATGGCTTTATCATATCAAAACTATACAGGGGATAATGCGACTACGCAGTTCTCATTCCCCTTTACATATCAGGACACTGCTGAAATCAGTGTAACCGTTGACGGTGTGGCTGAGACAGGTCTAACTTTTCCTTCTAGCTCTACTGTTCAACTAACATCAGCACCTGCTGTGGGAACTCTAGTACAGGTTCGCCGTACTACTGATCTCTCAGCACGTGCAGTTGACTTTGCGTCAGGCTCAGTGTTGACTGAGGAAGACTTGGATGATAGT